CGCCGTCGGCACGATGCTGTCGGTGATGGCCGACTGCGCCAGGTTCACCAAGGCCGTAGCCGCGGCATCCCACGCCAATATCTTGTTGGCTTCAGGGATTGGCAGTTCCGTGCTGGCCCCGGATACGTCGCCATCCAACAGCGCAACCGAACGGTCGATCCGCTCGTCCAACCGTTGCAGGCTCATTACAATCTTGTCTAAGGCTGTCTCGGCAACCTCTGCATCCGATGCGTCGTTGTTGACGAAGTCCGCACCCTGCGTCAACGGCAGTTCGCGCACGATCAGCAGCGTGGTGCCCGAAAGCAAGGCGCCGTGTGGGGAACTGCCGCCCGCCAGGCTAACCGTTCCCGTAGTGCCGTCACCGCCGGACACCGTATAGTGCGTGGCTTCAGTCTTGAGGGTTGCCACGCCGGTCGTGTCGTTCGTGATGTACACCAGCAGATCCGAAGTCGCGTAGAACACTACCGGGGACGTGGCGAACGAGGTAGTTGCGTCGTCTCCGGCGTAGGTTTTGCGGTTCTGAGTGCTGGCGACTGTCAACTTAGACCTCTATCTCATTTTATCATGCGAGCAAAAGAAGTATCCTGCTCAAAGACTTGCGTTTCCTGCGTCGGGCCTCGACGTTGGGCGTGGCGCCAGGATTGAAGTACGCGGCCGGGGGCACGACCGGAGTCTCCGCGCAGAACTCGGTCGCATCGAACGTCAGCAGGATCGTATCGAACGAGTAGAGCGCGGTGTCCCATGTCAGCGGTGTGCAGCCCGACTCTAGTGGTGTGGACGGGGGCGGCGGATCTTCGATCCCCATCCCCGCTTGCGTTGCGTCGAACGTCAGCAGGATTGAGTCGAACTTGCGCGCAGTTGAGTCCCATGCGAGGATCATTCAATTCCGATGGCTACTTCGTCGTTGGTTGTTTTCTCGAACTGCCAATGCCGGCCGACGCCATCTCTATGTTGAACGTCTAACAGTTGATGCAGCACCACATGGCTATTGCGCTTCGCCACATCGTAGATGGCACCCTCGACCGTCGGCAGCCGCTTGTGCGCGTAGGTCAACGCCCCTTGCAGCAACTCAGTCTTCATCAAGGTGCAACCTAGCCCTTGATAAAAACCAACCTTGCCGTTGTGGTACGGGTAGGTGTGGGTAACGAATGGTGCCTTGATGTACCCCGCGGCGTTAAGCAGAGTGTCCACGGTCAACGGGGGACAGATCACATCCTGTTCCAACGACAGCACCCAAGTGTATCCATTCCACATTGCATGCGTCAGTATCAGCGTCCATGCTCGGTAGAACGTATCGTCCCAATCCGTAGACGGCTCGATCCTTTTCAACGCACGTCCGGGTTTACTCTCCACAAGCGGAAGGATCTTGCGGGCGTACTCTCCCCCGTCTCCTGTATTGTCCACCAACATCAATGTACGCGCCGGCCACTGGAAGGCGTCGTAGGCATCCAGGTACTCCGGCAGGCAACTTTCCAGCCCGGAGTAGGTTGGGCACGCCACAAGGACGGAATCCGGCTCTACGCCAAACAAGTCTTTCGAGAGTTCGCTCACGTTGGTTTCCTAACCTCCGCAAAAATGTTAACCATGTTGTGCCAGTACGTTCCGCCGAGATTGTGTGTCGCCGTCTCCTTCATGGTCTGTACGCTCAGCACGTTATACCCGGCGATCAGAAGTTCGTCGCGCAACTCCAACGGCCCCCATCCGAAGAAATGTGTCTGCCCTGCTTCTTCCCCGAAGCCCCCAAAGATCATGCCCATAGCCCCAACCCGGCGTTCAAGCCAGGCGCGACAGGCGTCGTCCAAGTCTGGAATCACAATACGGGCGCGGGCTCCGGGCTTCAATACGCGCAGCCATTCTTTCAGCGCCGGCTGCACTTGCGACGGCTTGAAATGCTCCAGAATGTGCGAGGCCCAAATGTCCTCGACTGAGTTGTCAGAGAACGGCAACTTGAGCGCGTCTGCCCTCACGTCGGCTTCCGGCGCGTACATATCGATCGTGGTGAAGTCTTGGAAGCGGGCGTTCTGCGATCCGATGTCTAGTTTCATGCCATCCTTTGAATGAATGCGAGTGCGAAATACGTGGGCCACAGGGAGGAGTGGTCCCCTACGACTGGCTGGGTGACTGCGTGATTTGCTACGACTGGCTGGGTGATCGCATGCGCTGCCACAACCGGCTGCGTAACGCTGTGCGCCGCGACAACGGGCTGAGTGATCGTGTGGGCCGCAACGACCGGCTGGGTGATCGTATGCACGCCAACCACCGGCTGCGTGATGGTGTGCGTAAGCGCGCCCGCGGTCGTGATAAACGATCGAGTCGAGGCAGTTGAGGTTCTGCCGGCCGCGCCAACAAGCGTGTGGTCGGCGATAGCGACGTTGGTTGTCAGGCTGTGCGCCGACAGCGCGACGTTGGTGGAAAGCGTATGCGCCGAAACCGCCACATCCGTAGAGAGCGTGTGCGCCGACACTGCTACGCTCGTAGAGAGAGTGTGTGCGTCTACCGCTACTTGGGTAGACAAGCTGTGCGCGTTTACCGCAACCGACGTAGTAAGGCTGTGCGCGCTCGCTGCCGCGGCACCGCCCTGTGTCAGGGAGCCGGTGAGGTTGGTCTTGGCAATGCCGGCGTCGTCTTGCTTGGCACCGACTACAAACTTGTCGCGCAGATCAGGGCCAGGAGAGTTTGCTGTGCCGTCGCACAGCGCCCAATCCGTCGGGATGGCCGCGACGGTGCCGGACCACATAACGATACCGCCAACAGGAACAACGCCCGCAGGCGGGCCACCCGCTGCGGTTTCGTCATCCGCCCACTCTGTGTCGAGGTCGGCGTTAGATGTCTTTTTAAGTACCTGTCCGGTCAGACCGCCAACAGGAACGGCTGCGGCTAAGGCGGCGTAAGCGGCATCGCCCTCTGCGGCCGTCAGGTACGTGGGGTGCGGGTTTGCGGCACCTTCGTGCGCTGTGATCGCCGCGGCCACTGTGCCAGCAACGGTCGCGTCGAAGGCATACAGTTCGGTGAAGTTCTCGTTGATCTTTGCACCGCCAGCGCGGATTGTATCGCCTGTACCATCATCCGGCGCTGCACCGATGTTGATTGTTTGCTGTGCCATCAGATCACCTTACGAGCCCGATTCGGCTCCTCCCGTAGACCATCATTCACCAACACCGTATCCGCCATCTGCGCCGCGATCATGCGCGTAAAGCCCCGGTCTATTGTGGCTTGAAGCTGCGTCAGCGCCGTGACTACGTCTTCGTTACCCTTTGATGCGGGAATGTTAATCGGACGAGAAGCGACCGCATGCGCTTCATCCGCGCGAGTCATGGCGTTAGCCGCGGCTGTGTGCGCCTTCACCAGCGCATCGACGATCGCCTGCACCTGGGCGTCGGTCAGGGAGTCGGGCAGTTCCAATTCCATGCCATCGTGGAACTCGACCTTCATCTACGCTCCCCGGCAGGGCCGACCTTGATGCGTTTCTCGGTTGGCGCTTCCCCGCCCTCCATCTGGCGATTGATTTCGTCCACGATCTTCTTGCGCATCGCCTCGCGCTGTTCTCCGGCTACGGGGGCGGCAGCCTCGCGGCCAAGAACGCGGGAGCCTTCGATTACGCGCTGGAAGACAAGCGCCTTGGCAAAATCGGGAATCGTTTTCCAGTCCGGGTCATTGACGATCGGGGCGAGGATTGACATCGCTTGTCTGCCGGATACCGCCCGCGCCACGTCAAGCTGCTCGGGCGACAAATCCACCCGACGCTCGCCGGGCTTCAGCGGCCCCCTCTCAGTCAGGAACTTCGGAACTGGCGTAATCGCTAGCTCCAACCGCATCGCCTCCGACCGAACCTTGTCGTGCGACTCTTGGCTGGTCGCCACCGGCAACACCCCAAACAGGCGCTCGGCGCCTTTCTTTTCGCCCCACACGTCGCGTTGGGGCATCAATTTTTCTCTGAGAAATGGGATCTGCGCCTGGATAGCGTCTATTACGCCTTCGACTTCGCGCTTATGCGGGTCGGCCATCCCTGCGGTCTGCCCGATGATCTTCGGGATCAACGACGACGCATACTGCTCGAAGAACTGCTCGCCATACCGAGTCGGGTCCGTAAGAGCATTGAATGTCCCGGCCAAGCCGGAGAGGTAGGTCGTACTGATCGTGGCGTTGCCGAACATCGCCATCACCGCCATCCACCCCTTCGCCCGGTCGTCGTCCTTGAGTTTCTGCGTCATCTCGACCATGTCTGCGGCGAAGCCCAAGACTTTCGCCACCGGCTCAAGACGCTGGTAGGAGTACCACTTGTCTCCTACCTTGATGCTGTAGGGCTGCCAGCCGGCGGCCATCTTCGTCGCCCGCTGTTCCTTGTCAAACATCCCGCCCCCGGTCAATAGACCGTCATCTACAAGGGATAGGGCGGTCATCGTCAGAGCAGAGCCAACCAAGACGCGGGCAATAGCCCGGTCCCGAGAAGCACCGCCGGCCGCGAAGTCGTTGCGCCACCGGGCGGACAGGAGGAATCCGGGGGAGTGCTGGATGGCCCACGACAGGAGGTTGACTGGCGTGCGGACGAACGGCACGATAAACTGCATCGGGCTGCCGGCCATCGCCGCCTGTACCTGCTCCATGCGCGGCCCGAGACGTTGAGCAAACACCCCTTCAGCGCCAGCCTTCTCTACTTCGAGCAGGGCCGCGGCGCCGTCCTTGGCCGACAATCCTTGATCCGGCTGCATCGTGTACTCGGCGACGCGCTCGTTGAACTCCCGAGTCTCCGGCAGGAAGCCTTCCTTTACAGCCCGCTCGACCGCCATCTCGTGCGCCTTGCCACGTTCCGCTACGGTGCGGAACAGCGCATCTTCCGCTTGCAGGGCGCGGAAGGGAAGCCGGATGATCTTTCCCGCCTGGCCCGGAATGGCGGCGCGGTACACATCCGCTTTCTCCAGATGCGAGCCTTCGCCTCGGAACGCTTCGCCAGCGATTATCAAAGCGTCGCGGGCGCCCCACTTCAGGCCGTACAGGGGAGCGAACGCCTTGGCCTTGAACTCGGCCAGCCCCATGCCGTCACCCGAGAGGCCGCGGCGCAGGGCCGTGGCCGTTGTCGCCAGCGCCGACTCAGGAATTTCAACAGCGAACTTCATCGCGTTGCCCATCATGTTCGCCATGTGGGTCATCGGACCGGAGAGGATGCTCGCCTTCCAGCCTTCGATAAACTTCTCCATCGTCGTCGCTTGCTTCAGTTCCATCGCAAAGCGTGCGAGTTGCGCCGGGTCTTTCAAAGCTGCGGCAGCCGCGGCGATGTCTTGGAAGGTCGCCTTGCCGGAATTCTTCTTCATCAACGCGGTCATTACTTCGGCCTGCGGGATAAGCGACGGATCGTACTTCAGTTGCTTCAAGATGTTCAAAGCACGCCCGACTTCAGCGGAAGCACCCCGAAGGTTCTGATAGGCGATCTCGACAGATTCGGTCGCCGCGTAGACGCGCAACTTGTCGGTCGTCGTCCACTCGGCTTCGGGCTTCAAGGCGAGTTCCCTGACCGTGGCCGAGGCTTGCTTCGTTGCTTCCTTGAACAGCGTCACCCTGGCCGCCAGCATAGACGCGGACTCGGCCTCGCCAACGATGTGCGGGTCGATCCCTGACGTAATCTGCTTGATCGCTTCGCCGATCGTCTGCTTTACCGGCACTTCGCCACGGGTCTGCTTCTCGATCTCCGGGCGGTACGCGGCTTCGATAGCGCGCGTTACGGCCTGCGCCGTTACGCTGTCCGTGATGTACTCCATCTTCACCAACGGATGTTGGGCGAGCAGCGCGTCCATGCTGGTTGGTTCGTCCTTGACCGCCTCCACCAAGGCTTGCCGGATCTGCTCGGGGCGCGAATCTTCGCCAAGGGCAGCCTTCACCCGTTCCTCGATCGCCAGCGGGCGATAGGCTTCGGGAATCTCGGCATTCAATTTACGCTGGAAAATTTCTTCGCGTAGATCAAAAATATGTGTGCCACGAACGCTGTCCGCGGCCAATAGACTTTCACCAGTTTCCCAATCTTTTGCCCTGCGCGGCATGAGTACGTCGAGAGTTTCTTTGCTCAATTCACTGCCATATTTATCGACAATACGAGCAATGCCTCGGTCGGCGTCTCCGTCTTTGAAATACTGAGCGATCAGTGGTTCATTTTTATGTTTAGCTGCCAACGCATCAATCTCAGTCATCACAGCTTCAAGTCTAGTGGTTTTGGGGTCGTCTCCAAGAATCTCCGCTCTCAAGACAGGGTCTTTCAGGGCGTCCGCAAGCTGCTCGTTCGGATGCTTGCCTGTTTCGGCGTAGTTGGCCCGCAGCTTCCCGGCCACGGCCACGGCGCCCTTCAGGCCGCCCAGCAGAATCGCGTTGTCCATGAAGTCCTGCCAGGTCGGCATGTGGCCCTCCAAGGCAGCCGCCGTGGTGGTAAGGGCACCTAGCTCTGCTGTGAGGGCCGTGGCGCCCCGTACAGCGACGCTAGTACCGACAGGTAGGGCAGCCCCAACCACCCGCCCTGCG